AGCATCTTGCCAAGGAGGGGGATCATGGTGGGAATCTCAACATCGGCAAAAATGCGGCGACTGAGGAAAGTGGCTTCCCCGTCAAGCCTGGGCGCCTTCGCCTTCAACACCATTTTGAAGCTGGCAACAGTTGCAACCCACTCGCTCAAATTGAGGCGCTTGTTAAGCGCAGCGAGTAAGTCGTCACCTAGCACCAGTGCCTTGCCACGCCTGTTTTGGCGGCGGGCAACCACTGCGAACATGACCATGTTGTAAACTGAATTACGGAACGTGGTGTTCGTTGTGCCGGTGGCAAGCTGATAAGCCAGTTTCACTCTCAACCCGAAATCACGATTTGTCAGGGAGTAATGTTCCATCGTCATCATGAGGCCGCAGTACCAGTCGGGTATCCCGATCTTGCGCATCATAGCATCTATGATCACTGCCACGCGTGACCTCTGCTCGCGGTCGTTGCGAGAGAAGTCACCCTCCACCACGTCGGGGTAGCGCACGTCCTTGATGAACGCGGCCAACTTCAACGCATCCGACTTGTAACCCAGCTTGAAATGGACGCCCCCAATAGTAAGAGGGGCGCCACCAGGCAAGGTGCTACTAAGTAAAGCTACCAGGCGTTCCATCTTGACCATGGAAGCCGGGCCGGTAACGGCATTGAACACGTCGCTGCCGGCGTAAATAATACGCCCTGCAGCAGACTTGTCAAACCGTTTGCCGGTCAAGACCTCGATCTTGACCGACCCGTCTTTACGAGTTAGTTCGCGTGTGTCGGACATGTCTCGGTCAGCCCAAGCCTGTTCCATGCGGAACTGCTTGGCTTCGTCGAACTTGGACAACCAGCGTGCGCGGTCGTCCTCATTCTCCTCCCAGATGTCGTAGAGGTTGGGCAGCTCGGCTATGATTGCCAAGGACTGCTTCAACTCATAATCACCGATGTCATCGCTCGGACCGTCTTGCATGAAATTGCTGCGTTTGTTAACGGCAGCAGCATACGACAGCGGGTCATTGCTTGTCACAATCGGCACACAGTCCTCGTGGACCGGCCCCAATTGATTGACCCTGTTGCGCAGCCCGTCATAATCGACCGCTTCGCGGTCTGATATGGCGACTTTCACCTTCCAGTCAATGTCTCGCTCTTGTATCTGAGTGAGACAACCGTCCAACTCATGGACCCCTCGGGGGTCAACGTGGTTGGTGGAGATGTCGATGGGTGCAGCGCCCCGGCCAATCCGCGCCCTCCTGTTGCTATTAACAACGGTGTGGGGTTGGTGGCGGGACATGCGTCGAACTCGGTTGTTGTTGTTTGTTTGTTGTTGTTG